CGTCATCAAATGTCATCCAAATCTGCATGTCTTGTTGAGTTCTAACAGCTTCCTTTTCGGCGTTGTCTGTTTCTAACCCAACAAACTTGAACTGGCACTTATCAACCAAATTGGGAGCAATTAAAGGTAACAAGTGTGTGTTAATGAAATCTTCGAAACCGGCTAACAGCGGCCTAATACCAACATCACGCGCTGCCTCAAGCTTGAATTCGGGATTAGAATTGTGAGTTATTACGCCATCAACGACGAAAGCGTGAACGTCGTCAAACATTTCAACATCGAACATTTCGATATCTTTGCCCAAATCACAAACTGCGATCACTGGCTCGATATTATAATCATCAAACCAAGGCGGGGCCATAACCCCACTTTCACTCATTATTCTTCTCAGAAATTGATAAGAAACAGTTTTCTTTCCATTAAGAATAGACACCGTTGCGTCTCTAACTCCTTTCGTAAGTTCCTTAAAACCCGGAGTAGATAAACAGGGAGCTAGGCACTTTTTTACAACAGCAAAAGACGGTTTATCGTTACTCCAACTTTCGACCGTCTTGTCCGGTTGTTTCCAAGACTGAATAAAACCGACTTGATTCCAAAAAGCTTCTCGATCTTTAATGAAAAGTTTGTGACTAAATCTTTTCCCACCAAAACCATCGCGGGCATACCCCTTGGCTGGTAATGTTCGAATTCCTAATCCAATTAGCAATTGGCGGACCTGGTCTCTAAGGATATCGTTTTGAATAGTAAGGGCGACACTTCCTCTATCGTTCAATTTTCCGCCATCAGCAGAAAACAAGCCACGCAAAAACGCTTGTCTATAAGGAACAGGCAAAACGTGGAGCTTTGCCGGGATTACTTTACCATTAATTCCTCTACTTGATGGCTGAAAGCCGAAATCTATTAACCAACGATAAAAATCGGTGTCGTAAACCGTATTCCGGATTCTGTTTGGAGCGATTGACTTACAGCCATATTGAACGGCTTTCTCTTCCCTTTCTTCTTCAGTTAGAAACTTTTCCTCGTGGTGGACCTTAAGTCCCCAATTAGAAAGGATCTTTTCTTGTTTCTCCCAAATATCCCTCTCTTTATCTTGATGATAAAACAAGTGGATTTTAGCCCCAACCCGTTCTCTTTCCGCAACCAAACAACCGTCGCCAGTTAACCACCCCAAAGTTTCCATTACTTCCAAAGTAAGCTTTCTTCCTCTAAAAGAAGGAACCAGTTTCTCATTTCCGACCACAGGCTTTCGGCTTACAAGAACACCATCGCCAACCAGCAATTCCGATTGATGCTTCCAATCTAATTCGCCACATTCATTAATAACTCTGAACCTGTGGTCAGGGGAGGTTTGGAGCTTTACTCCACAAGCCAACTCGGTCTCTACCAAACGCTTCATCCCGGACTTGAAAGCCCGACCTTCGCCCCACCTGTCGCCACTCCAAAAGAGTCCAGCCCGTTCTCTTTTGTCTCCTACAAAGTGCCCAATTTCTAATAGACCGTATTCAGTAATGATTCTAGACGTAGGAGAAATACATTCTGACAAAGCCTGTGAATTAGTCCCTCTGGAAAGGTAAGACCAACCCGGTAATTCCTCAGGAGACATTAAGAAAGCTGTAAGAATTTCACGACAATTCATATCAGAAAGGAACTGGTATTCCATGTCCCTGCCCGCTCCAGTATCTAATGACTGCCACTGAATCTCTTCGTCTACCCCACAACCAAAGCACGGCATCCTAAAAGAATTTTGAACGTTGTTAATAGAAGCATTGAAATTCTGTTTAATGGCATGTAGGGTTTGTGGCGTAGCATCGTCAGACTTAATGACCAACATCCCTTTAGAGGCCCTTCCATTTTGGAACCACAGCTTGTTAAGGGTTGTGATGTTTATATGGGTAGTTACAGCGGAAATTACGGTATCGAGGGGGGTCACAGGAAATCCAGCGATCTCAACGTCCGGGACTGCAAAGAAGTTGTAAACCAGCATTTCGTCACGTGTAAACACTTCTTTTGGAGTCGTATCTACAACTTGAACCCAGGAATACTCTTGATTATCAAATTTCTCTCGAATTAGTTTTTGTCCCGTTACTCGACAAAGTAGGTTATACGCTTCGTCACGGATGGATTGCAATGCTGATCGATTATGTGTGGCTGGGTAAATTGTACCTGAATCGGTTGCGACAAAGTGGTGGAAAACTGGCTTGTCCGAGCCGTCGGGGTTTTGGGCCCAAACAATTTCGGTTGCTATCCTTCCACAAACAATAGCCGACCTAGTCGAAAGTGAAAGGTACTCGGCGAAAGTAGCTTGATGTTCATCAACGATTCCTTTGGTGTTGCCACAAGTAGAAAACAGGTCAATAGCATCTTGAATTTCTTTCTGGAGTTCCTTTTTACCTTTCTCATCTAGCTTATCTAATAGACCCGTATTGGGCTTGATAAGGTATCCCAACGAAAAACGGTCTGGACGTGGTCTACCGAAAGAGGCAATATGGTTTTGACGGGCTCTAACAATATTGGCAACTAGAGAATCCTGGATGGCAATTCTTTTTAGAATTGTATCGGGGATCAGCCTCATTTTGGCTTTATAGACCCCGGCATACTGATTAATCTGACTAGGATCCGCTTCAAACGCAAGGCGCTCTATAGTTCCTTGCCCATTAAGGATATTGATAATCGACTTAGAAAAAGACGGCTTCTCTTCCGGAATCCCGCGAGCTACTAAGGCTTTCTTTGCTAGCTCAAGGTGAAGTTCTTCTTCATCCTGGACATAGATTAAACGTGACTCTTTTTTATTTTCAGCCATTCTTGCCTACTTAGAATAAGACTTGTAATCTACAGGCACGCCCAGGAAACTTCCCTTACCCTTAGCGTGAGGCCCTTCAGTAACCTCAGGATTTTTAAGTCTTTCCTTGGCGGCCTTGGCATTTAATTCTTTTTGTTTTACGGGACTTTCCCACTCGGCCTTTAGCACTCCTTTCCCGGCGTGGAATTTGGCATGATTGGAGTGGACTTGGGCTAAATTATTGTGGTGGTCTACAAGAAACCCTATTTGGTTAACTTGCCCAGGAGGCACTCTAGACGCCATCCCGACTTTGGCTGCCGCGTCATGTAAAGCTGCACCAATTTCGTGGTGAGATACGGCATCCGGCCCCGAGGAAGCATGAGGGGAACCGAAGGTGTGGTTGTCGGCCAATTTAGACAAATGAGCGAAAGTTCCTGCTGACATATTAAGTTACTCCACTGAAATAAGGGTTACTGTACAAATTGCTGTCGACCGGTTTTTCAAACTTAGCCAATAGACGGTCCCAAATTTTTGAAAAAGACCTACTTTCCCGCAAACCCCATCGGCTAAAATTGGCTCAACACGACAAGACTCGTCAGGATTCGCGTTCATCTTCACGGCAATTTCTTGATTAGTTTCCAAGGCCACGAAGGTTTTCGCTGAAGAATAAATGTTCAAATACACACCGGCGCACGTTACAACTTCACTAGTTAAGGGAATCGAAGACCTAATGTCGACACTAGAAGCCGTCACCCGGATAATTTCGTAGGACCTTATAGCTTGTGCAGAAAAACCAGCAATCAAGTCTAAGGTGTCTCCAATTTGCACAGTACCACAACTAAAAACCTGAAACTGCGCAGCATCAGTAAGGGCCACATCGTCACTAGCGGCCTCATAAACCGTTCCCGGGGTTCGCCCTAAAGCAAGAGTAGTGTGGTCACTAGAAACCCCTAGAACAGTCCAATACCCCTCATTCATGGGGTTAAACAACGCCGTATCATTCGTAGTAATTCCAGGGATATAAACAGAATCACCAACTTGCACGCCACTAAAACTGGCCTTATTACCCAAAACCTCGGGGCCAGAAGGGTTAGAGGGGTCTGGAACTAACCCAACATTAGTTACTAAAACTGTCAGATTGCTTTGTGGTGTTACAACGATACTGTCAGTAAGGCCAAGGGCCCTGTCAACCCTAAAGACAGGAGCTGTCCCGGTACCTGTCCAAGCCAATCGATAAAGGTCTTTTGTCCCACTCAGGAGATTCAAAGAAAATTCCGTAGTCTCATCATAAAACAAATCCCTGGTACCATCAAAAACCTCAACCTCCTCAAGGGGTTGAAGTTCAAAAACTTGATTTATGGGCCTGCAAACTGGTAACGACAATAAATCACGCGACCAGTCACAAAGACGCCTTTTAGGGTTACCAGTTGGGCTAACGTCCGAATAAGCCAAGATTCTAGAGACAAAATTCATGTACGGCATGTGATAAAGATTGGGTTGGAAGTTTACTCAAAATTCCATGAAAGCCGCCCTCCCTTCCCTCTATTACCTTCAATCCCTGGTTTTTCTTCCTGTGATTTCGAGGACTTATCTTGGTCTTGATAGTAAGACCCGTAATTAAATTCGCGGCCATCTGGGGTTTGGATTACCATTCTTCTTTCTTGGGGAACCTTCTCTGCCGGCTGTACCCCAGTATGTTGAGCCACTATTTGACTCATCCAGTTGTCTTTATCATAATAACCAGACATAGGATCTGCTGGAAGGTTTGGGGATAAATCTTCTCGACTATCGCAGGCAACCGAGACGGTTCCTTTGGGTGTAAAAATGTTCATGATCATGTAGCGCAGTGCGTCATTCGAGTCATCATCCGTATCTTGAGGAACGTCCGTAGGTTTACCAGCCGAATCAGTTTTCCAGTGGTATTCCGAAATTTGTCTTATTAGAACATCGGTACCAGAATCTTCCTCTAGGTCCCTTACAATAAAAAGCTCTGGATCCCCCAAAAGTGGATTCATTTTGAAACGCACGATGTTAATGCCCGCAATCACAGACCCAGGTAGCTTTTTCCAGCGATTCATCCTGAAACCAGCACGCTTCATGAGCTTAATCATACCTGGGTCAGCCGTGTCTGGATAAATACTAAAGCCAATAAATTTAAGGGGTTCCATCACCTGAATGGTCTGAGCTGGATCCAATTCGGGTACTGAAAGTGCAGCTGTAATGAAACACAGCGGACCATCCTTAAAGCCACCTGTAAAGGCCATGCAGTGTGTGTGTCCAAAGTCTAGGCCTCCATAAGCTTCCAGGCCTCTTTCCATAAGGGCCTTAGTAAGCATCGCTTTAGTAAATTGATGTGGAAACGGCGGCAATTCACCAAACACTTTAGAGTAACATTGAGCTGGCGTTATCACATGACGAGACCTTTCGAAACGATTATATATCAGACCAATCGAAGCCGGCTTCCAACACAACAACTGCGCCTGAGCCATCTCTACGGTGTTGTTCCTGAATTGATCTTCAGTATGTTTGATAGGCTTTAGGAATCTAGAAGTACCTGGCTGCTTAGTGGCTAGCCTACCCCTACAAGCCGCGAACATCCTGCAATTAGTAACACAACCCTGAAAACACTCATCCTTGACGTACCTTTCCTTTTCCTTAAAAGGCATCATTTTATAGGTATCTTCGTCCACTACTTTCAAGTCTTCATTAGAACGATAGACAGTCAACTTGGGCAATAAAGGTAGATGTCTTTTTGCTGGACACCTTTGAGTAACATCTAGGATATTCCAATGCTTAACCATTAAGCCACTTTGATGCGCTCGGTTAATTTCGTCCTGCACAAGACCGAAAGCCGTTTTGCGGGTTGACGTAAGGACCGTCAGAGGCAACTGAGTGGTACCGTCTTCGCGATTTACAGCCGTTGGGATGTTTACCGTTTCCTGATATACAATAGGTTGCTGCAAAATGTCAATTTCATCCAAGACAAGGAGCAGGGCATGCTTCCCGTTAACTGATTGCATAGTAGCAACAACAATTTCGGCCCTATTAATTACCTCCACATATTCTTGGCCTTCTTCGGGAGATAATTCGTTGAACTCTTTTTCGGTTAAAACTAAAGAATCACCTCCCTTATGTCGGTACAGGACAATTTCAGTTTCTCTTACATTGTCCCCCCTAACGAACCCTCTAAAGTCAGGAAGCATGAAAAACTTCTTCAAATACCTTTGGGCATTTCGCGATTGCTCCTCAATTGAAGCTAGGTGGACTGTACTAACGTCAAGATGCAAAAGAGCTAGGACTTCTATTACAGATTCACATAAAGTCTTCGCCGAATCACGTGCTGCGTAATATAAAATTCTAGAAGCATCCTGATTGCCCAACCCAGTAAAATGTGCGTAAGTGTCCCACACCATATCTAATGGAGTGGATGTAGAATCCTCATCTACTATATCACCGGGCAAATCCAGGTCCAAGAAAACGTACACCCACTGCCGAAGTTCTTCGCGGGTATTACACCTACGGAAAAGATACTGGCGCTTTTCAATCTCCTGTTGCGTCATTTACCCCTCAGAAACCAAAACTAACGCCCGAACGGAAGACGAAATAGCTTGTAGACAATCTTCTAATGCTAGACTTAACGGACATTCCGGCATATCACACGGAAGACCAAAAGTCCTAAACGCCCAATGCGCATCCCCCCTAATCAATCCCCCAACACTGGTTTCCACCCAACTATCCAAGTCAACAAGCACCGCTTCTTCTACGGTCGACCGATAGAGTGTCCCAGCTTTATCGTCTGATTGCTTAATTTCATTGACGTGCTGCAGCCACAATCGCTCGATTTCATCCTCCCATTCAGCATGACCTAACAACAAGGTAGCCCATGCGTGGTGGGGGACACAAGCGTCCTGGGTCAAGTGAAGGACATACCCGGCCTGCCTACGCCATTGCTCGTAATCCCCCCTACGCCAAGATGCCAGGGCAAGGCCAGCATAAAAACTACCTACGGTACTAGCCGCAGGAAATCCGAAATCCACGAGCGCTGTACCGGATTGAGCTTTGCACGCTATTTCTTGTGGCGTACTAACTCCATGTGGCACAGGGACTCGTTCTCCCCATCCTTCAGGAGACCACTCGATAGCAATGTCCGCTACTTTCAAAATCTCGCGTTCTGCCCAATCAGTAGCAGGGTCGTCTCTAAAACAATACCCCAACTCCGAAGTCCGTTGAAAATGTTGGAATGATGATAAATTACGGCCATCAAGCACGTGTTTGTCATTAATCCATGGAACATCGACAGAAGTGTCTCTTAGTCGGTCAGGTGCGCTAGAAGCCTGAATCAAATCTTGGCATGCATCAAGGTCTTTTAACGCATGGACCAATGGCTGCCCAGCGTCTCCAAGAACCGATAGGCAACGGATTGTATCGAGAGTTAACTGTTCGTGCGTCTGTTGGTTCACCGTCCTATCCTCCAAACTTC